ATATCATCAAAATTTATAGCATCTGATAAAAAATCTCCTATAAATGGTATATTACGAATACCTGAATCTAAATTACCTACCATTTTTGAAATAGAATTTGCCCCAGCATTTACAAGATTATTATAACGTTTCTGTCCTTGTTGTATTTTTTTATACTGTTTAAATTGATCTGCTAAATGGTAATTTCCAGCATCTTGAGCTGCTAATATCTGTTCACTAATATCTGCCCAGTCTACTGTTTCTTTGTGAATTTCTTTTGTATTTGATAAAACCTTTTTTGATATACCTAAGAAATCTTTACTACCTTTGGAAAGATGCTCTACATGAGAGTCTGAATCTATTATAGAAGTTCTTATCCCATCCCATAGGCCAGAAATACCACGAAGAAGTCTAGGTTGTTCTTCCAACAACTTCTTTAAATTTTTTGCATCTAGTTTTTGTTGTTCTGTGAATAGATCTGCCATAAATTTTATTTTCTTTTAGTTGAATAGTGTAGAATACACTATATGTAAATTACATTCCGACTAGTTTGTCCAGAGCGTCTGATTTAGCTGCAAATTCAGGATCCTCTTTTTTTCTTTTCTCAATATGCTTCACTATTTTCTTACCAAGATCATCAGCGTCCTTCATATGTTTTCTTAAAATTGGATCTTTTGATAAAGCTTTTACAAGACTAGTAGATTTCTTTTTTACTATTGCTTTTAATAGACTACCGATAAACTCCGTAATTAATTTATCTTCTTTTACTATATATTTTGCCAAGATTAACTCCTAAAAACTTAAATATTTGGATTCACATATAAATATACAGATAATCATTTTTTAATTTTGGGAAAGTTTGGTTTTGAGGGTTTTCTTTGTGCTTTTTCTACAGCTTCACTTTCTTCCTCGTAAGCCTTTGATAATCTTTGTAAATACCATCTTCTTAAATAAACTGGCATATGATAGGCTTGTTCGAAGTTAAAAGAACCTCTACCGTTAAATGTTAATTGAAATATTTGTTCGTGAATTTCAGTTTTATACTCTGGAGGAAGGCCAAAAAAACTGTACCGTCATCGGGACGGTAACTTCTACCTCCTCTCCATCTATATCAACTGAAATTTCTAAATCGATATCTGGGGTACTATCAGCAATATATTCTCTAAATGCTAAACTATCTACTGCAAAAAATTCATTATCTACAAATTTACTAACATCTTGTTTTTCTGTACTACCATCTACTTCAATTATCATAGATTTTAACCTAGTAGTAAGAGTTCTATCTATATCACTAATCTTATTTAATGATTTAGCTAGTCTATCTATATCATCAACATCACCACTTGTTAAAAGTTTATATTTTATAACTCTCTTAGAAGTTGGTAAAGTAAATTCAAATTCATTTTGTCCTTTAGGCATTTTACTAAAATCTACTGGTACATCCTTTAATGAAGTTAAATCTAAATTATGTGTTGTAGGTTCACCAGTAACAGGCGATATAAGCTCAAACTCATAATTTTTTCCATAAGCTAATACTCTTGCAGCTATCAATAAAGCATTTTTATCACCAATTAATAAATCTGATACTTTGATCTTTTTATCAACCATCAAATTAGCTAAAAGTACATCTAATACAATACCTTTAGCAATAAGATTTTGTGATGTCAAAATATCTTCATCTTTCGCAGTCATATATTTTAATTCGACAGTTCCACTAGATAGTGGACTTTTTTCAGGATAAAAGTATCCTTTAGACGGAATGTCGATAATTTCCGTCGGAAACTTAGTTTCGGGCATATTATTCTCCTTAATAAGACGTATAACTAATTGTAAATATAACTAAATTTTCTTAAATAAAATTATTTTTTGCCAGGTTTTGGTAATGAGTCCCAAAGTGGTTTCAACACTGCATCAAAAATAACATCGTCTTTCTTAGAAGGCGAAAGCTTAACTATTTTTTCTAAAGTGTAAAAAGCCAACATACACCATTCCCAATTCTCCATTAACCATTCTTGCATTTTTATTCTCCGTTTTAATTCTAATTAGAATTGTAAGATTGCGTAATCGTAACGCAAAGTTAATTCAACATCTGCTGGATCCGTTCCATTTGCAAAATCTAAATCATTAAAGTTAGCATCTTGAACCCATGCACCTTTTAATGTCCATTCTTCTACCACATCACCTACTGGACCCAATAAATTAAATGTAACATCCTTCTTATAAAAATCTGAATATCCATCACGACCTGTTACGGATTCATGCGATAAACGAATCCATTCCATAGCAGCTTGTGCTGCTGACGGAACAATAGGATCATATAAAGTTAATGCCAATGGTTGCCATTCCCCTTTTCCTTTGATATACCGCTTTACATTAATATGATCTAAAACTATTTCTTCAAATACAATCTGTGGTCTACTAGCTGTCTTAATTAAATATGCTGGAATAGACTCAATGTACATCACGAACCGATTTTTAGTTTTCGGCTCAAACGGTGTAAACATTATCTCGGTTGCGTCAATTAACTCAGGCATCTTTTAATCTCCAATGAAATTTCTTTTTCAGTAATAAATATAAGAGTTATCAAAAATTGTGCATATATTAATATTATACTTTAGAAGTTTTTTTGAAGTTTTTATAAAAACAAAAAACCCCAGTAAAAACTGGGGTTCTTTGACTCATATTTGAGATATTTTACTACTCTGGAAATGCTGCTCCAGTTGGTTGAACAACAAAATCAAGTACAATGAACTCTGCAGTTCTTGTAGGTTGAATAAATATTTGTCCAACTAATCTATTTCTATCTATCTCATCAGGTGTGTTATTACTGTCATCCATCACTACCCTAAATGCACTCAAACCACTATTGGATTGAACACTTTCAAGATATGGATTAACAACATTCAAGAAACGATTTCTTGTAGCGGTTGTATTCTGTTCAAACACTAAGAATCTAGATGTAGAAGCAATAAACTTCTTCAAATTAATCAACAATCTACGAACATTAATCCTATCAAGTGCTGAAGGCTTGGCCTGTAATGTTTTCTGTCCAAATACCGTTACACCTTGACCTGGGAATGTTGCAATTGGATTAACTCTATTTTCATAAAGTTTATCACGTTCAGAGTGTGTTAATCTTGTTTTAGCTTCCGTCGCAATAGTTAAACCACCACGATTTAAACCTGCAGGAGCAAACCATTCTTGACCAATTTGATCATTAAATGAAAATACACCAGTTAATGCTACTGACGGTGGTACCCAAACAGGAGTATTATCACTTGAATCCAAAATTTTGACCCAAGGGTAATATACACCTGAATAATTAGTATCTAATGCTTTAACACCATCTACTGACTGTTGTATTGTATCTCCCCAATGAAAACCATCCATGATATAAAACGCATCTGCTCTAGCTTCAATCTTCTGAATTGCATATTCTGTTACTGAATTATGACAATTACTACCATCTTGACTATGTAGAACTCCTGGAATCACCAATAAATTTATATCAAGTTCATCAGGATTGGATATCGCATCTATGGCTCTTTTATAAGATTTTGAACCACTAGCGTTAGCTCCACTACAATCAAATCCCATTGTATTTGTATTACTAGTATCATTACCAGTTTTAGCTATTGTTTTAGGATCATTTCCATCAAACCCGAATTGAAATGGTACTGCAAACTTCCTTTGTGCAATATCTGACAAAGCTAATGTTACAGCTTCTGCAGCAGCTGAAAATGTATCAACACTCAATATAGTACCTGCGCTAGCATGTCCATATACATTATTCAAACTAAATATATCATTATCGCCGTTACCAGCTCCATTTGGAATTGGTGCCAAATATGATTGTGCATCTTTATTAGCAAAATCAAACCCATAAAATTGATTTGAATCAAAATTACCTAAAGTATTAGTCTGTTGAGTTTTAAACGAACCTGTCGGTATCCAACTACCCAATATTGGAGTTACTACTTTACCAAATCCATAAGGTACAACTGATGTTGGATGATTTTCTATAGCAGAATAATCACCTACTCTAATATGTCTTGACCTATTTGGATAATCTCCATGATAAGTTAATTTACCATTAGAATCAATTGTTTGATGAGTGTCACCTATTTGCTTAGCAAAATAATTTGGTGCAGTTTTGTTAAAATTACAATCATCATACTGTTCTAATACAACATTATCTCCATTTTCACCTGGAGCATGCCGTCTAACTTGAACTGAAAATGTACCATAATCAGAACCAGGTATAGAACCTGCAGCTTTTATATTCAAAATACAAACTTTCATTGAACTATTTACATTTGAACCATGACTTAATGAATAAAAACGAAATAAATTCCTCTGTTGTGAAGCTCCCGTCGCACCTTGATCTATAATATATGGAGTTCTAGCTACACTATAATCAGAATTTCCACCCCAAGATGTTCCATCACCAACTGCATCATATTGACCAGTGTATGAAGAATTTGCACCACCTTGAAAGTCTAATCCTGCCGACGCCGATGTACTACCTGTTATTGTTAAGGTATCCCAAACGGTCGCAGCAGTATTCGCTGTATTCTTAAATTGTTTATAAAGATAAACATAATCAGTATTATTTTTTGGATCAGAAGTTACAACTTTATCAATATAATTAGCACTTCCAGTATCTAATGATGCTGAAATTTCTTGGATTACTCCACTAGATCCACTAACTCTAATTACAAAATCACTTGCCGATGATCCACCCATTACTGTACTTTCAATACCGATCCCTTGCGCTTTTAATGTATTACTTAAAGTAAAAACCGCTTTAAATCCAATACTTGAACCAGATGCTACAAAATTTACATAATCAGCTTTATATCCACCAGTATGTAATATTCTTACAATAGTAACAGTTGATGCGGACTTTAGATATTCCTGTACCGTATACGGAACGTATGATTTCTTATACAATCCCCCAAATCTTTCCTCAAATTCCTGCATATTAGTTATCACAGTTGGAACAAAAGCTGGACCTTTTTGGGTTGGTCCAATAATTGCTGCTCCGATGTTGGAAATTCCTTGAGGGAGAAAAGAAAGGTCAGTTTCCTTCGTGAATACGCCAGGACTTACAATTCTCTCTGCCATTTACTTTCTCCTAAGAATTAAGATTAAGAATTAATCTTAAAGGTTAAATATTATTTAATATAAATATAAATTAAAAATCCCAAACCTACTCGTTCGGAGTAAAAATTCCAGTATCTAGGTCTAAGTTACCAATTCCATAAGATTCTGTTAATTTTTCTACTAATACTTTTTCATCTTCCTGAGCAGTATTATGTTGAGCCACTAACTCTTCTCTTTGACTTTCTAATGTTTCTAGGTTGGCTTTCAATCTTTCCATCGCTAGAGCAACTTGTCCTAAATTTACTGTAACTTGAGTATACCTACTCTGTAACTCCTGAACTTGTTCTTTTTCTTCATCAGTAATTCTAGTTAATTCTGGTTCTTTAGATTTTTTCTTTTCTTCGGCCATTATTATAACTCCTATTTTTTAATTAATTTCATTGTATATATATATCGAATTGTTTACTTAAATAACAATTTTAATTCTGATTTTTCTTTAACTCATCAATTTCAAATTTTAATTCTTTAATAGATTCTATCAAAACAGGAACTAACTTATTATAATCCACTGCTTTAAACTTACCTCGTAAACCATCAACATCTTTCACAAGTTCAGGTATGACTGCTTCAACTTCTTGTGCCAAAACTCCAAGATCGTGTCCCATATCTTCTCTTTTCCAATCATATTCTACACCACGAAGTTTCATAATATCGTCTAAACCATACTTCATATCTCTAATATTCTCTTTAAGATTCATATCAGATGCTACCGTTGAAGAAAAAGCAACCACATCAGCGTTTGCGTGGAATGTACCACCTGCTACCATTTTAAAATCTACAGCGTTATTTGTTTTAAATTCAATATTATTAGCATCACCAAAATCAATAGCAGTTTGAGAATCTTCTCCCATAATCAAATCTGTAGCGTATATTGAAGTAATAACTGTTTGAGCTGCATCAACATTAAATGTTCTACTTGCTGCTATTGTACCACCACCATTCAATCCAGAACCTGCTGTTAATGTTACTCCACTATGTGCAATATGTTCATCTGCTACGAATCCACTTAAACTATCATGAACAATCTGACCATCATTTGTTGTAATATTATCAGCATTTACAGTTATTCCTGTACTGCCTATAGCATTTAAAACACCACTTGTGGCAGTCATTCCTGCTCCTGCCAATTCAGTTGCTACATCATCATGTACCATACCAGTTTGAACTGCATTTGCTTGAATAGTTGCTGCACCATCTTCTGCAATAGCTATATCTCCACTTACTGATGCAAATATCGCATCTTCTAAATTCTCAAAAGTAATTTTTTGTGAACCATCATCTGTTGCATCTACCATCGCGATAAAGTCAGCATCTGCTATAGATGTTTCTGTACCTAATTCATTTAAATCTACTGCAAATGTTCTTGATGCTGCAATTGTTCCACCACCACTCAAACCTGTTCCAGCAGTTAATGTAACTCCACTATGTGCAATATGTTCATCTGCTACAAAATTAGTTGCCGCATCATGATCAACATCTGAACTTGCCAAAGTAATTGTTCTGTTGGCTGCGATAGTTCCACCACCACTTAAAATACCACCTGAAGAAATACTTACATTTGCATGGTTTATATGTTCGTTTGCTACAAATCCACTTAAATTATCATGAACAATATCCCCATCAGTAGTTGTTATCTCATTAGCATTAGCTGTAATTCCAGTTCCACCAATTACATTCATCACTCCACTTGTAGCAGTCATTCCAGTTCCTGCCAATCCTGCAGCAACATCATCA